AAAGAGGTTTGGTCGCAGTCTCGCTCCCTACGGTCGCTCGCTTTGCGACCAAACTTTCCTTCGGAAAGTAGGGGCTTTCTCGCCGCAAATCTTGTAAAAATAAGAGGTAGTATGAAATTCCCAAGTTTTAACGAATGGCTTTTGGTGAGAGAAGGCAAAGGCAACAAATCCCTCGAAGATCGTCAAGCATATAACGATTTTATCTCTGGGAAAAGCGACAAAATTAAGCTGCAAGCCGGTGGTCCCGTAGCCCGTGGGCACCAAGCACACGCCAGCGGCACTGGCATACATGACAGCCGCCCACGGAAACAACGCACTCGTGGCGGACAAAATAGGGCTTGGAAAAAAGACCTAGAATAAACAAAAAAGGGACTAAACAACAAGTTTAAGTCCCTTTTATCTTTGGTATTTGTTTTTGAAACAACCTAGCGAATGACCTACGATCATCTTCGCTCTGCAATGGGATACATTTCACTTTTCGAGCCACGATCAAACATCCTTGCAGACAGCCGGAACGTGGTTGGCCTCAAAAATAGAGATTTGGTCAACCCAAAGACACCTTATTTATGCAGCCTCTTCTTCATTTAGAAGAGGGTTTTCACCGTTTGGCATACCTGTCCACATATCTCTGCCTTTTTCGATTCTTTCCCTCATAATTCTGGCACGGCGTAACTTAATGGCGTCAATATTCTTATCTTTGAGCCATTCCTGCTCTTGCTTCTTGAGCAACGTGATCTTGATAACTTCGTCTCTGGGGATTTTGAGGCCAAGCCGCTTCAAATAAACGACAACCTTGCGTTCATTAACCTTGCGGCCATTTCGCCCCTGATCGGCATTCCAAAGAGCGACCAAATCCGATGGAGTCTTCTGCCTCCAATTCTCTTTCAGGAATTTCTCGAAAATCAAGACTTCCATCTGAGTGAAACGACACTGATTCTTGTGTGGAAGTCTCAGCCGCACAATTTCTTTTTGGATGCTTCGCTGTGTATACGGCAAGAGTTTGGCAATTTCCCTAGTCGGGGTGCCAGCAAGATGCAGCCGAACCAATTCGGCCTTATGTTCTTTAGTCCATTTGGGGCATTTGTATTTTGCAAGCCCCAAGCGTAGACGCATCAACTTAACTGCGTTGGCAGTACGACCGGCTGGAACACCCCCAGCCTTTACGGTTTCGATTTCTTCTGGGGTCCACTTAGACGTAAAAGGCATTTCCATTCTCCTATACGAGACGCCAGATTCTACCACAGAATGAAACCGATGTATAGTTGATTAAAGACCAAATTCTGACAGTGGCATTATCTTTATTTCAACCCCCGCTTCCTCGAACATTTGGGTAGAAAGTGCCATGTCTTCGGCCCAGCGTTCCCGTAAATGCTCTGGAATCTCAGGAGCCACACAGCGGGTAATTCCAGATTGAATTACCATTGCCGCACAGACGCTACAAGACATAAACGGCCAAGTGTATAACGTACAGCCGTGTAACGCCTCACGAGCAAATAGGAGGGCATTACGCTCGCAATGCACAATCATCTTGTATTTGAGTTCCCGATTAGCATAACGCTCTGGATGATCTTCTACGCCCACAGGGAAGCCATTATATCCGGTGGATATAATTCTAAAGTTGGGGTCTACAATAACCGCCCCGGTTTGAGTTGAGGGGTCTTTCGACCATGTGGCAATATGGCGTGCAAGCTCAACAAATCGCTTGTCCCACTTATCCATATCTTTCTTTTTCATGCTACACTCTTTTTCCTGTAAGAAAGCCAGATTTCTAGGTCAAAATCAGCGACACTCTTTCCGGCTTTATCTGCTAGTTTGAGGAATTCTTTCTCTAGTTCCCGGTACTTCTTGCCAGTTGGCGTAGAAACCGGAGCATCTACACCTGTCTCACGCAAATACTTTAAGATATGCGTATCCAATCCAGCTAGTCTTTGATTGGGACGGCTGTGGATTAAAAAACATCAAGCCGTTTTGGGACCGATGCCTTTTATTCCCTCAAGGTCTTCTACGGAGCAGGATTTTAAGTTCAGCCCCGATTCCGCCAACTGCAAGAAAGTAACCGCCTTATTGGTATAACAGCCAATACCCGCCGCCTTCATTTCTTGAGAGAGATTCGGAATCTTCCTGATAATCGAAAAGGGTGTACGACCCAAATTCTTCCATTTATCAAGAAGCCTCTCTAAGCATCGAGCCGCAGTATTGCCGTTTTTACCGGCAGCACAAACCCAGAACAGAATGCGTAATTCTAATTCTGGACTTGAGCAATTATATGAAGTAATGTCATCTGGATTGACGTAAAACTTCATCTCAGCCCTCGTTCTTTTTTAGGAAATCCTCGAACGTGCCTGTAGCGGAATCAGACTCGGAATAAATATCCCGATTGAGTTTATCCATTTCCTTTCGCAAGGTATGGCCACGATTCTGGGCGTTCTCGTGATTCTTATCCCAAGCTCTTAGGTGGGCCTTCAATAAACCCACGACGAATTTGCGTTCGACCTTATGCTCATAGGCTTTAACCACATCTTCGTTTGATGCAGCCTTTGCCTTGGCGTAATTATCTGAACCGCCTTCGTCTTTAGACTCCACAAACTTTTGATTATAGAGAGCTTCATAACGGCCCTCAGCTATCGCCAGTTCCTTGATTGCATATTCGAGTTGCTTGCCAAAGTAATCTATCCAAGCATACTCGTCCGCCATGTAGTCACTCAAGGTGACTTCATTAAACTTCATGCGGTCGGGGTCCAAAATAACTGTGCGGCCCGCAACCGTAACTTCGGTTTTTTCTACAATCGGCTTTTCCATTATTGACCTCCTGCTTCTTCGTCATCAGGGTCGATGATGCTGTTCTTTTTCTCTTTCTTCTTTTTAGTTGGAGTATACTTATCCAACACAAACTCGTCTTGTTTCTTCTCCGCAGCATTCGTCATTTGGCTGGCGTAACGCTCTTTGGAAATCTCGAATATATCCAAAGTTCCCATTCGATAATCGAAGCCAATCTTGAACGGGAATCGGGAAGAACCATCACGGTGCTTGATGATAAATCCACGACCAACTTCGGCGTCTTTCTCACGACCCTGTTGGTTGATAGACCAGAAAGCATCTAATGGTTTGAACTGGTCGAACGATGTACCAATATTGCTCTCGTCAATATATTGACCAATTTCAAGTTTGGCGGCACTGGCGTTCGGCTGCACGCAAGTTAGCGTACAGTGTTGTTTCTCTACACCGAATCCTCTCAGGTCACGCAATATGCGATATGCAGACTCATACTTTTTGACCGAGGGATCATCCTTCATTTCGCCAACGTAGTCGATAATTAGCAAATTGGGCTTCCAACCACGAAGCCCCAATTGAGCGTAATATGCCCGGATGCCATTCACGTCCATTTGGCCACCGGGGAATTGTTTGATTATAAGCTGATTCTTATCGTCTTTATCTTTGCCGAATTCCTCAATAGTTTTGATAACTTCGTCTTTATTTTGACGAAGTAAGTTAATGTCCAATTTGGCGAATTGGGAAGTGAATCGTTGGGCAATACCCAACTCATCCATTTCCATCGTCAAATACAAAACCTTGTGACCCAACAGAACATTGGCAACGGCTGACTTTACGAGGGCTAGGGATTTGCCTGTACCGGGCAAACCAATCCATGCGGCAATCTGCCCTGCGAATAAACCACCGCCTGTCAAGGCGTTGTCGATAGTTTCAAAAGCCGAAGTAAATCGGTCCAACCCTTCGTAGCGTTTATCCATGCGATTGAACATTTCTTGAATATTGATGAAATACTCAAGACCCGGCTCATAGTGCCGGTCAATCGTCATAGCCTGACGCATTTCTTCGTAAACGAAGCCCCATGTTTTTTCATCTTCGGGAGCTTCATTCATCTTTTCCAAACAATTGTGGAAAGCCACTTTAATTGCTTGGACCTTGGCAAAATAAGTAACTTTGTCAAGCAAATATTCTCTGGTATCCAGACCGGGAACATAATACTCGTAAAGAGTATGAAGTTCACCCGTGTAATAAATCTGGATCGCTTTTTCTCTATCTTTTAGTTTGTCTTGAAGCTCTTGGTGTAAAATAAACCGTTCTGGAATCGTGTGATGTTTTGCAAAGTATTCAAAAAGCAGACCACAAATCGTAACGTGGGCTTCACTCGAAAAATAGATTGGCTTGATCTTATCCACGCTCTGAACGAGCATGAAATGATCTGTCAACAACATGCCCAGCAATTTCTTTTGAAAAGTCTCGTCCCAAGCAAACTTAGTTTTGCTAACGTCTGGGTCCGTCAGCAACTCAAGTTTTGCCTGTTCTTCGGGAGTTAACTCACGCATTTTTCACCCATTTATGAAGGGCACATCAATTGGCAACTCGACCGAAATCTTGTGGCAATCAACGCCTACACTCGATTCCTGATCGACAATCCGCCAGCCCTTTGTTTCTGTATGTAGTAATGGGATAATTATACGCAAATTCGGCATCAAGCGATAGTCTGTTTTTATTTCATTCCAAGAATACCAAGCAACATGCTCATCTTCTTCTTCTCTTGGCGTCAATTCGCCAAAAATTACGTTGGCAACGAAACAATGAACAACGCAATCAACGCCAATAATTTCTCCGCACTTAGAAATCTTGGATGTACCTAAGCCAGATTCTTCTTGAAGTTCTCTGATCGCCGCCGCTTCTGGTTGTTCGCCCGGCTCGACCTTTCCACCCACAAGATTCAAACGTCCTTTCTGCCATGCGGGACGCTCTTTAAGAATCAACAAAACCCTATCAGAGCCATAAAACTTTGGGTGGATCAGAACATACTCTTTCATTGTCTTTTTCTCTGGATAAGTTTACTCGGCAAAAACAACTTTCGCTCTTGTTGAACAGGGGTTGGGAACTCTACGACCTTGGGCACATTCATTTTGAGATATTGATTGTAAAAGAACGTCAACCAGTTTTGAGAGAGTGTATGGAATATTTTGGTCGGGCCACGGTAAAACTCCTTCTCAACATGCGCAGAATCAAAATACACATAATTCAGTTCGTGATCCAGTGCAAATAACGTAAAAGCCAATTCTTCTCGGCCTGTCGCATTTTGGCTAACCTGATAAATCCACTCACCCATAGGGTGAGTCTTCTTCTTTAGGCTCAGACAGTAATCGTAAACTACCTCACCGTACTTGCGTAACAGGTGGTTGTTAAATAAAACAACCCCAGAGTTGAAAGAACGCACTGATTTGTTCTTCCAATTCGTGGGGTAGTGATCGCCAAACGTGTTTGTCGTGGCAGCGAAATCGCAATCTTTGTAAATATCAAACAGACAGGTTATGTCATCGAAGATGAACGTGTCTGAATCTATCAGAATGACCCTTTCAAAAGGGCACTCTGCAAAGACGATCCGTTGTGCCGAAAAATATCCCTTCTCTTCTTTCAAATCCAAATCGTTGTAAACTTTGAGTTCAATATTCAACTCTTTACAAATTTGGAATAACTCTTCTTTGTTGACAAGTTTTATCTGACGAGAAAGAGTTTCTTTGTTGGTAATGCCACGACTATCACGGCACTTATCTTCAACAAAATAAACTAAGACTGGAAGGGTTGGATTGTGTTGTCTAAG